CCGAGGTTCAGGCCGATGTCGCTGATCTAGGCGCAGACAAATTTACACGCGAAATATTATATTTTGCCGACAGCAAAGGTCAGCTTAGCTATCTAGAAGCTCGAGAACAATTTCATCGCAGGGTACTTGAAAATCCTGCTCAGTGGTACAATGGCATCATTCAATGCAGAATACATCGTAGTCACGTAGGAACTCCACCTAAATTGCTTGACAACTAGTACGGTATTCTATATACTGCTTGGTATGAAATTCCTATTATTAATCTATTTAACATTTCCAGGGCTGGGTCAGCAGGCCATCAAAGAGGCTGAATTTGATTCGATTCAAACCTGTCAGATTGAGCTACACAAGGCCATGATATTCTATGGTCGATACTATGATCATAAACATGTAACCGGGGCCTGCAAACGTGTCGGATGAACAAGCAGAATTTCATTGGAATAACCTGGTTCAGGCCTTTGGAGAAAATCTACCAAACCCCGAGCATGAACCTCGTCGGTTTGCCTATTACGTAAAAATTTACAAGCACCTATTAAAACTTCATGGAGAAAACAATGCACATTGATCAGGAATTTGTTGGCAATTTTATAACTGAATTAAATAATCGTGTAGTCAGCATAACCTTTACCAAGGCAGACGGTTCGGTTCGTAACATGAACTGCACCTTACAGTCAGGCATTGTGCCCGTGGTTGAACATAAGGAAACCAAAGATTCAACAGCTCTTCCTGAAACCTTGGTTGTCTGGGATACTGATAAAAGTGCCTGGAGATCATTTAGATTGGACAGACTAACACATGTTAACTAAGACAACTGCAGCAGTTTGTTTAGTTCTGGCCAGCCTGGGTGCGTATATTGGCGTGGCCAGTTTGGCCCAGCTACGAGCCTACGACACTGAGATCATCACCCTGGTCAGTGAAATCAATGCCTTAAAGGAACAGATGCATCAGTTGCGTGAAGAAGATCGTGAGCTCTATGTTAAACTGGATCAGACTCAAAAAAGCTTGACAAAATTGCAAGAAGAAAATAGAATACAAGAAGTATTAATTAATGAGGCCCGTGCTAAACGGAAACGATAATGACAGATATCTTTTCAAATAAACGCATTGAAGAAATGATGCAGAAAATGGCTCATGGTAAAGAGCCAGATGCCCTGAGCGTCAATCATGAGCAACCTGGTTATACAGTAGCTTTAATGCGAGCCTTTAACTGGTATAACTATGAAAAAGATTTTAAGACCAGCAGATCATATTTACGAAGCTGGATTAAAAAGCATCAGCCCAATGATGTCAAGACTTTTGATGCAGTTCCAGACTTTTATATGCGTCCTGTGTTTGGTTGGTTAGCTCGTCTAGCCGAACACGGAGCCAAGCTAAGTCCTCGTGATAATACCAAACTTACAGACACTATTGCCGACATGTTAAAACACAGTGTCAAAGTTGCACCAGAGCCTGTGCAGGATAATGGTCCTAAACGACCCAGCATACAGGACGCACTAGCGGCCAAACAAAGTGAATTCTTCGGTGAGCTCGAAGGCGAAATTGATAACTTCATATTAAATGATTGTCGCAAGACCGATTTTAATCTATTCAAATACCTGCAGGGTGCTAATAGTCCCAAGGTATTTGGCACAGCAGTAAAGGACCTGTTAGATCGTCGCATCAATGAAATTGCTCAGGTGTCAACAGATGAACAATTGGCCGAAGCCTATGGCTGTTATACAGCAGCACAGCGAGGTCGTCTAGAGAATTTCCTTTTGGAGTTAATTGAAGATGGCCAACGCTGGGCCGACTTTAAGAAAGCCAACCAGAAGGTTCGCGTTAAGAAAGCCAAACCAGCTGGTGTGCAGGTAGCTAAACTGCAATACCTACGAGAGTTTGCTGAACTAGGTCTTACATCAGTAAGTGCAACAGGCATAGTTGGAGCTCAGCAGTTGTGGGTATATAATACTAAAAATAAAAAGCTAGGCTGTTATTTGGCCACGGGCAGTGCTGGTTTTAGTGTTAGAGGAACCAGTTTACAGGGCTATGATCCTGAAACCAGTGTGCAAAGAACACTTAGAAAACCAGACATTGTTACCAAACAGGTTTTAGAAGCTGGCAAAGTTCAGCTTAGAAAAATTCTCAGTGACCTTACCACTACTGAGTCTAAATTAAATGGTAGAATTAATTCCGAAACTATATTATTAAGGGTACTATGAAAATAAAACTTGACATAACGGAAATACCAGATGATGTATACAATGGACTACTCATGGAGTTTGTAAAGAAAGCCATTACAGATGGCATCGACGTTCCAAGAGGAGCCAAGGTAGAAGAATGGAACCTAACTGCAGAATTGGTTATACCAAACATACATTGAAGATAAATATTCGAACCGGTCACAAGCTGGCTATATAACTAACCCACAAGGTGAAATCATGGAATTTAACAAAAAAGAATCTACTATCATAGACGAAAATGCCGAAAACTTTTTCGTTAAAAAAACTACAACTGAGTTAGCTCATGAAGCTGCAGTTGCTGCCCTAGACCCCAATTACAAAATTACCTATCCCTGCGAAGATGAGAAACCAACGACACAATGCAATCGCCGATGGATAGATAGTCTGAGTGATTGTGCCTAAGTTTAAATTTGAAATACCAGCCATATTATTACGACCCCGTGATCCAAATCACCAGACTCTAACAGATAAAAGAAACGCATCTGGCGCGCATACGGACCGAAAAAAAACTCGTAATCGACGTCCTACCAAACACAAAAAGCTTGACTCTGAATAAAAGTTTATATATAATACAGTATAATTAATTGAAAGTTTAACATGATAATCGTTGATTTTAATCAGACTGCCATAAGTACTCTAATGGCTGAACTCGCAGGACGAACTGATGTAGAGATTCGCAAGGATCTCATACGCCACATGATCATTAATGCACTACGCAGCTACAAGGTAAAATTTGGTGCTGAATTTGGTGAACTGGTCATTGCCTGTGATAATCGTAAATACTGGCGTAAAGACAAATTCGAATACTACAAGGCCAGTCGTAAAAAGGCTCGTCAAGATAGTGGTTTTGATTGGAAACTAATCTTTGATACACTGAGTGAGATCAGGGCTGAATTACATCAGGTCTTTCCATACCAGGTCATAGATGTCGAAGGCGCCGAAGCCGATGATGTCATAGCCATACTAACTGAATGGACTCAGACCAATGGATTTAAAAGCTCCGAGGGCCTATTTGGCGAGCCTGAACCACAACCTGTATTAGTCCTGTCTGGCGATCATGATTTCATACAGCTACAAAAATACAAGAATGTGTCTCAGTACAGCCCCATACATAAAAAATGGATTAAACCCGATCAGAGCATACAGCATTACTTAATGGAACACATCATCAAAGGTGACAAGGGCGATGGCATACCTAATATACTGAGCGCAGACGATACCTTTGTTACAGATGCTCGTCAACGACCCATAACTGCTAAAAAGATGGAACCCTGGCTAGAGGTCAAACCCGATGATTTCCATACTGTAGTAGATACTGAAACTGCTCGTAATTTTCAACGTAATCGATATCTCATAGATTTTGATTACATACCCGATACAGTTCGCAACAACATCATAACAGCCTGGCAAACTCAGCCACGCAAGGATAAATCACAACTGTTAAATTATTTTATGGAACATCGCATGAAAAACTTAATTGATAGTCTAGGAGACTTTTAATGAAACTAAGCATACCAGAAATTTTAGAGCTAGTGGTAGCTGCTCCAACCAAGGCAGAAAAAATTAGCACTCTACAAAAATACAACAGTACTACACTACAACAAATTCTTAGATTAAACTTTGATCCCAATGTAGTCATAGATCTACCACCAGGTCCAGCTCCCTATAAAGCAGATCGGGATATTCCAGTTGAATTAAGTCAGAGCAATCTTTATAATGAAGCCCGCAGATTGTATTTGTTCGAAGTAGGACATCCAAAACGACCAGCCAGTCTTAAAAAACTGCAGCAGGAAAATATCTGGATTCAGATTCTCGAAGGCTGTCATCATACCGAAGCCGACATGTTAAATCTGGTCAAGGATAAAAAGTTAAGTTCTGACTACAAGGGTCTGACCGAGGCTCTGGTACGCGAAGCATTCCCAGCTTTACTAAGTGAGAAAGTGTCTAAAAAATAGACAACGTAGCCTGGTAAAATACACGTAATATTCCATGCTACCGAACTTGTGTGGATTGCGTGCCAAGCAAACCCCGTTGCATGGTAAAAATCGTGAAATATTCCAAGCAAAATTAACCTTTTGTAATCAATGGGTTAGAGCTTGACAAAAACTTAGTATTATTATATAATATAGTTTTAAGTGAGGTATTATTATGAGCATGCATCTATTGCCACCCATGTATAGTACTACGGGTAAGAAAAAAGGCAAACCTAAATTCCGTACGGCCGAGGCAGCTGCCAAGGCGCGCCGCAATGCTCAAGCCTGGTCTGATTTGCTAGTACGTTATGATGTTAAAAAAGAAAATCCTAAAAATTCCAAAATATCACGAGCTACCGGATTCGATCCAGTTGTGCGTAATGCTCCTGTGGTTGATCCTAAGCGCCTTACCCACCATATTCCTAGCCTGGATACTGGGGCTGGTATAGCAGCTAAAAAAGAAGTTACTCAGTATACTGGTACTGCCATGATTGGCATAGGTCAGTTGCACAAGAGCAATAGTATTCCAGTGTTTCAAAGCGAAGATGCCGTAGACATTGCCAAGATGAGGCGCGGATGAACGCCTGGTTTAGCCGTCATGTCACCAAGGGTGAGCTTACTGAGCTCTTAGCTTTTTGTGGTGTGACTCGAGATCCCAGCATCAAACATAGTAGTCATTATGAATTGCCTACCAGCATGGGCAACATAGAAATTCGCAGCGGCTATGACATTAGATTAAACAAGCGTAAGATTGGCAGTTTAGAAATGTTTCGACAGGAAATTTATAGAATGATAACAAGGGGAGAACTATGAAGTGTCCATGGACCTGGTTAAGAAAGTTATTTAAAAAGAAAAGTTATGTAACACCACCTTTTTATCCATTCACCAGAGCCAGGTTATTATTTAAACGCAAACGTTATAAACAAATGAAGCCACAGTTTCCCAGTTCGTTTGTCTATGACATTGATTGGTATAAAGACTGGGATAAAAATTTAATGGAACAGGGCTGGACACTGAAAGAACTTAAACAAGGATGGAGATGGACTAAATGAAACCAACAAGTAGTTTTAACCTAAGCAAGACAAGCAAGAAATTAATTGCTGCAGCACCTAAAGAAAAGCGTGGCATATTCAAGGCCATGATGATTCAGGCCGAACTAGCAGCAGCCCTTAGACCCGTAATCAGAGACAAAAAGGAGAAACATCATGAGCAATCAGGTAGCAGCACTGGCGAATAATCCCGTTACTCGCAAACAAATTAAAGATGGTCTTACAGAGATCAGCAATGCGCTGACTCGAGCCGAAGCCGAACGAGACCTAATCAACAACATCATTGAAAATGTCGTAGCCGATACGGGCATTGATGCCAAGGTATATAGAAAAATG